TTTTAATTGTAAACTATGAAGATGTTCCAGAGGAGGAACGTGTGGAAGTACAAGCAAATTCTGTAGTATCAGTACAAGCGGCTCCTGCCGTTGAAAACGTCGCACCGGTTGCAACGGTAGACGTAAAACCTGTTACCCCGGCTAGTGCGGTAGGGACAGTTAAACCTGACCTTACGCCGGGTGCGGCCCAATTGCCTACGGGTTTTACTCGTAACAATTCAGATTCAGTTGGCCCTGTTAGAAATAGCGGTGATGATGTTGTTTACAGGGTTAAGGTGAATCGTGGTACCAACAAGGAGCCTATAGAGGAAGTAAGAGAATTTACCGGGTTGGCGGCTATTAATGCAATGCCAGCCGATGTCTATAGGAAATGGATTTTATCTAATCCTCAAAATGCTGCTGTTGAAAAGCAGCTTATTGAGGAAGCGGCCTCAAAGCGTCGTGCCAAGGCAATAGCTGAAGCACAACAATAATTAGTTTTTGAACGATTCGGCAATCGGATTATTGCGCGGCGTTCCCTGCTTATGTGGAAGGACACATATCGATCAAATCCCTGATCGAACAGTAACGTTAGTAGTCGGATTACTACTAAGGACGGACTGCACACATAGAGGGCGGTAGTGCTACCGATCTTACGGGAGTAGGAGAAGGTTAAGGCATACCTGTGTGTGAAGGAAAAAAATAACATGGCTTATACTCCTGCTGGAAATGGGCAGGCACAGCTTCCGCAATCTACTGTCAAGTTCTATGACAAGAAATTCCGGGAGAATCTAAAGGCTTGATAACAAAGTAGTTATCTGTTTGGGCCTTGTAAAACTTGACTATATCGGTGGACCTGTGCTATAGCAGCAGACAATACCGAGGAAAGACAGAAATTAATTTTCTGAATCCGTAGAGACTAATACGTCAGGTACATTCAATAGATTTGTTGGGTGTAAAGATAGAGTCCGATCTTCATTGGTGACAGTGAGAGTGCTTCTATGGTGACATAGAAAGACAAAACATAAATACAAACGCCTTTTGTGGCCTGTTCTGAAAGACTGGACTTGCCCAAGAATGCTGGAAATCAGTATGAGTTAAATGCCTACGCATTTGCGTAAAATGAATGACCCATACTTAAAATAAAATCTTGCTATATCGGTGGACATCTGTTAATACAGACAATACCGAGCTAACAAAACATGCCAATAAATAATCTTAAAAGGAGATGGCTAAATGTCAGATAAAGCGAAGTATGCGTACTTAGCGGGCATTATTGATGGTGAAGGTTGCCTCACAATTGGGGCAGGAAGAAAAGGTAATATCACTAATTATAACTCAGTTATAATGATAGCGAGTACGGATGAAAAGCTAATAAAATGGCTTCAACATAACTTTGGTGGAAACTATTATAAATCAAGTAGAGTTTCTGAAAAGTGGAAGCAAGCTTACATTTGGAGATATTTAAAGAAGAAGGAAATTGAAGTACTTCTTCTTGCGGTCTTACCTTACTTAATCATCAAACGTAAACAAGCAATTTTACTTCTGGAATTTGTTCGACTTCCAAGGTATCAAGAGACACCTGAAAAGAGAGAAGAAATTTATCAGAAAATGAGATTGTTAAATAAACGTGGTAATGATAGCGTAACGACTAATATGCAAGAGTCGGATGAACAACCTACGACAAGAGAGAGTCTGAACTTCACTGGTGACAGTGAGAGCGATCCAAGGGTGATCTTGGAATCCTAAACAAAAAGGTTCATGTATGTTCCTCTTCCTGCGAATACTTCGCAGACCGTGGAAGGTACTGTGGGCACTTCGATTACTGTGTCCGTCCTCAATACGACTGCAACCATTGGCGAATACGCTGACTTTGCAAACTTCTCTTCGTTGGTTTTGGCTACGGCTATTGACAACGTTGTTGAGAATGTTGCTCATGAGATGTCTTATCGTCTTGGTGAGTCTTTGAGCGCATTGGTTCGTGCCACTGCTGATGGTGCGTCTGCTATAGATAGCAGCGTTCTCGTTAAGTTGCCAGCCAGTAGCACTTCTGTATTTACGACTTTGAGTTTGAATCAGATTCGTAACTCTGTGCAGAGTCTTGCTGGCCGTTCTGTCCGTCCGTTTGACGAAGCGTCGAAGATGTTTTGCGGCGTTATCCACCCGTTCGCTGTTGGCGACGTGGTGTCGGATGCTACCAACAACTCTCCTATCGACATTTTGAAGCATACCCCTGTGGGTCTTGCCAGAATGGAAGATTTGGTGTCGGTTGATCTGACTGAAATGATTGAGCTTCCGGGTTCCGGTGTTCAGTTCTTCCAGACAAACCAAGTGACTATTACGCCGAATTACAATCCGGGTGGTGGTCCGATTCAGAGTTTATATGCGCTTCGTACCTATATTTTTGGGCGCGATGGTATCTTCAGTATCAAATTGGGTGCTCAAGGTGACACTGAATTTGGTGACGGTGAGTGGCAGAACATTAACTGTAACATCGTCCAAAATGCGGAGCCAACGGTTGCTGATCCCGAGGGCCTCATTCCGGGATGGACTTCTTATAAAGTTCATTTCACAACGTCGCTCGGACCCGATACAACTATCCGTTTGAGAACCATAGATGCTGCAAGTGCAATATCCTAAATGGTTTATACGATGGCGGATATAAAACCAACTCTAATTGACTTGAACGCTGAAATGCCAACAAGGGCGAAGCCAAAAGGCACGCTGAGAGACTAAACGAGATGGCACCAGAAATGGTGATGTGATAGTCCGAACTTACGGGAACGATAACCGTAAGAGATAGGCAGAAATGCCCTATCATCGCTTTTAGCGAGTTAACAGAATGATTCGTGAAATCGACGCTGCTTCTGCAATTTCGTAAAAAATTTTACGAAATGTCTTGACAAATTAGCATAAGTGTGATATACTATTATCTGTAAAATGGTAAAAGGAGACCACACTTATGCAATTTCAAGATTTAACAGGACAAAGGTTTAACAAGGTAACAATTATTTCCCATGTTGGGAAAAACAGAACGGGACAATCGTTGTGGTTGTGTCGGTGTGATTGTGGTAACGAGAAGGTCATCGCTGCACATCATCTTAAGAGCGGAAATATAAAAAGTTGTGGATGTTTACTCCTATCGGATAATCGTGCTAATTCAGCACGTAGACACGGAGGAACAAAGACTCCAGAATGGACTTCATATCATGCTGCTAAGAAACGATGCAACCCCAAATTTGCTGATAAATGGCCAGATTATGCAGGAAGAGGAATTCAATTTAAATTTAAGGATTTTAAGGAATTCTTAGATCACATTGGTCCTAGACCTGAGCCAAAGTTTAACTATTCTCTTGATAGAATAGAGAACGATGGTCATTATGAGATTGGTAATGTAAAATGGGCAACCAAGAAACAGCAAGCAAGAAACCGTAGATGTGATAATTGTGAAATGTTAAAACGTAAAGTTCAAGAACTTGAGGCTCATATAGAGCTTTTGGAGAAAAAATAATGGCAAATCAAACTACTGGTTTGGGTGTTGCCGCGAAGATTGCAGTTGCAGGTAACGTCAATGCTGGAGACATGGTTCCGGGATACAATGATGTGATTCTCTCTAAGTCGGGTACGGTGTACCCTGAGACGTTTCAACTCACCCCTATCCTTGAGGATGCTTCTGGCAATGAGCTTGAACTTGGCACTGATTTTGTGCTGAGTGCTGCTGGTAATGCGAGTGATGGTTCTACGATTTATACTGGAATCTTTACTGGCGCTACTACGGGTAGCCTTGTTGGTAAAACTGTTGTTATTGCTGGATTTGTGTCTTCGTACACTCCCAACAATGGCGCGTTTATCATCACTGCAAACACGAACAACACTTCAATTACGGTTGATAACCCCAATGGCGTTGCAGTAAATGCTGCGGCTAGTGCGACTATACAAGACCCGTCAAATGTGCTCACGTATACTTCGTACAGTCCTGCACAGGCTACTGTTAGTGCCGATGGGCTTGTATCTTCGGTTGCAGAGGGTGGGGCGGTTATAGAAGTATCGTACCCTGCTTTCGACAATGCGGCTGGAACAATCGTTAGTCCGAGTAACCCAATGAACGGACTTCCTGTAATGAAAATTTACGCGGAAGTGAATGTTCAAGTGGTTAGTTAATAAATAATTATTAACCTAAAAACACGTAACTGTTGTAGCCTAATCTTAATAATTATATTGGAGGATATAATGAACAACGGAAACGGCATCAACGAAACAAATACAGTGGACGTGGTACGCAAGAACAATCGCGTACTACGTCGCATTGTTCACATTTTGAGGAAGCGTGTACGGCATGGAGATGCAAGGGCAGATGAAATGTTCTTGGCACTATGCAACACCAACCCTTCGGCTGATAGGGCAATGGGGGAACTCTGGGGGAGTGGCGAGTTTGATTGCGGCCCAGAGAACTACGAATATATAGTTAAGCGTTCAATTGAGGCAGCAAGAAAGCTCAATGAGATCGAAGGCCACACAAACTCTCAAACCACAGCCGAATAAGTTTTATGTACAATATATTGTACTTTTAGGGTGGATTACCCAGATAATGTACAAAATATTGTACTTATTGAGTCTGTGTCTACTTTAAGGCAAATACGTAACAGACTCACTGCATACAGTGTATAATTTTCATTGGCCAAATATCGCAGTGTGCAGTTTATATTTATTCCAAGGAGGATGGAGTGGAGATACCAATCGAACAAGTAACAGGACAAGGTACGCGCTTAAGCGATAAGCCGCCTTGGGAAACTTATTCTTCTGAGTTGGCTTTGAATATGTCTCCAGAGCTTGAAGCGGCTGTGGAAGAATATTCTAAACATCGATATGATGATGATCAAACGTCAAATCAAAATAAAGAAGAGTTGGCTAGACAAAAAGAGGCTAATAGAGAGATTTCTAAAGAATATCAATGGTTGACAGAGGAGGAATACAAAGATCAAGACCCCCGTATTGGTAGACTATTGAGTTATGCTGATTTGATTAATATGCTTCGTAAGGTTGGTATACGATGTTTTTATCGTGATCATGTTCATTCTGATAAAGCAGTATTATGGGTAGCGCATCAAGGAAAAGAACAAATTGCTGCATGGGTACAGATTAACGGACTCATGCCAGAATATGAATTTGTTAATTTCGATGATCATGGAATTGTAACCAACACGAGACGTAGGGGATGGCGTACAGTTCTTTTACAAATGATTCTGAAAGGATTCATTACGGAGGAATTAGTAACAAAAACTTTTGGACCGGCACAAGGTCCAGCTTCCAAACGCTATAACAGTTTGTTATATGCAGTTAGGAACAGGCAGGTAAATGTAGTTTAGGAGGGGAAGATGGAATTGCAAGGTTTAGTTAAGCCAGTATCCAAGGGAGAAATTGTTCCTATTGAGAATACTGAAAAGGAAGTTGTACAGGAAAGTAAGTCTGTTTCTGCTAAGTCAGAGCTTGATGTGCTTACTCTTGAGATGAAGAAACTTGAGATTGCTGAGAAGAAGGCTAATCTTGAGGATATAAATGAGCGTCTTGACGAACGTAAGATGAAGCGTCTTAACATTCGTCAAACAAGCATTACTAATGGACAAACCCTAGTGGCTCTTGCAAAGTCACAGAAACAGGTAGAAGATCGTTGTAATCACCGTAAGGGTGGTAATTCGATGGATGATGTAAAATCTGGACAGGGTACATCATTGTATTATGCTTTTATGAAACATCGTATGCTGAATGGAGACATTTGGATTAGGTGTTTGCGCTGTGGAAAGACTTGGAAACCACCGATTAAGAGTCGCTTCGTTGTTGATGGTGTGCTGAATGAATCTAAGTATAAGGCGGCATGGGAAGAGTATGAGGCAGCAAAGATGTTGCCGACAAATAACTCTATGTCTTCGTCTTATGCTTTTGCCTTCTCTGACGGCGGCGAGTATTTTCGTGAGGTTACTGCGGCCACTAATTTGAGGTAAAGTTTTGGGATAGGGGTTTATAAATGGCAAACTCAACAGTGCGACTTCAGGAAATTTGTGATGATGCGGCTTCCCTTGGCGACACTGCCCCTGCTTTGGCAACGGGTGGTGTTTCTGATGGACCGGCTCTCTCTATGGCCACTGATGTCATGTCAGCTATGGTAAATGGTGGACCGGGTGGAACACCGTTTAATTGGAAGTGGAATAGATTCAATGCTCCTGCTTTCCCAACTATTAGCTATCAGCAGGATTATTTTATAGCTGGTTTGGTGAACCTTGGGTGGATTGAGAGCGCATGGGCTTCCAATATAAATCAAACCTCTATCCCTAAACAGAAGCAGCAAATGGAAGTTCACCGTGATCTTCTTGTTACATATGATCAAACTGGTTATCCCGGAAAAATTTGTTGGATTCCAAATAGTGTAGCGATTACCGGAACATGGGGAGCTAACCCGCAAGGTCCAACTGCGGGTAACCCTTCTGGGCAAACAGTCAATACCGGCCCTGATCCAAGTGGAAATCAAAACCCCGGTCCCGGTGTTATCTATACCAATCCAATTGGGTTGCCCACCCAACCGATTAATGCTACTACCTGTATTTCAGACCCCAATGGTAATCTTTGGGTGCTTACTACGTTTGGTACATGCGGTAATGTCCAACCTACTTGGCCATCTACACCAGTATTTCCGTCATTTCAAAGTCCAAATACAGTTGCCACTACTGTTG